GCGCCGGAGCCTGAGCAGAAAGACCCGGAACTCCCCGCGCCCAAGCTCTGCCCGTTTTGCGGGAAGCCGCCGATGACGATGTGGCGGACGGGCGTGCTCGTGCCGTTTGTGTACTGCCTGACGGTCTGGTGCGTGACCTACGGCAAGCCGGAACTCGCCATGCGGCTCGACGTGTGGAACTCGCGGGTGATCCAGATTGACGAGCAGACGATGAAGCTCGCGCAGATCGGGGACGCTCTGCTGCGATATTCGCAGACGGACATTCGCGACAACGACCGCATCAAGGACCTGCTGAGCGAAGCCAGAAGCAGCCCGCGGCTGCGGGGCCGAGACGACGCGACTGAGTATCAGCGCAACGCCGCACGCGCAATTCAGCGCGCACAGTCACACGAATACCACGACGCAGCAGCAATGGCTGCGAAACTCTGGAAAGGAATCAACCGTGCCGACCTCTGAGCAGCCGCGCGAGTCCTGGCTGGTCCCGCTACTCATAGCCGGGGCGATCCTCGCGTACGTGGCGGCCGTGCTGGCGATCCTCAACCTAGTGACCCCATGAGCGACCTCACGTACTCCCAAATCCCGCAGGATATTCAGAACGACCTTCGCGCCTACGTCGCAGGCAAGCACCCGTACCCGTTCGGCAGCTTCGTCACAGCGGTACTCGCCAACGACCTTGTCGGTGCGCTCGGTCAAGCGGACGAGAACAACCGAGCGATCATCTTCGATTATGCCTCGTATCTCTACAACGAGATGCCAGGCCGGTCAGGCGATCCGACGCGCGACTTCTGGGGATCGTATGAAGCGGTGCGCAACCGGATTGCAGAGCAGCACGCCGCTTACAAAAAGGCCGCACCGCCACCGCAAGAGGAGGACGGAGGATGAAGGCGGCCGAATACACCTGCGCGCGCTGCAAGGGGACATTCCTCAAGGGATGGACGGATGAGCAGGCCAGCGCCGAGCGGGAGCAACTGTTCCCCTCGGTGCCGCTGAAGGACTGCGTCGAGATTTGCGACGACTGCTTCCGCGACATCGTCCCCCTCTGCCCCGTGTGCGGCCAACCCGCGCTCGAGCGCGCGTGGTGCTCCGCCGAGTGCGAGGCGTTCGACGAGACGGGCCAGCGGCCGTAGTAACGGAGCGCGGACACGAACCACAACGGGCGGCACCTCAGAAGATCGAGGCACCGCCCGTTGCGTTTCGCACCAAACACAGGCCGCGCCGCCGTCCGGAGTGGACGCGCGAAGAACGCGGCCCGACGCTGCAGTTGTGCTTGGTGCTACACCTCGTGCCCGTTCGGGCAGGCGATCGACTCTTGGGCGACGGGCTCGTGCCAGAGATCGCCAGCTTCGGCGGCGACCAGCACTTCGAGCGTCGCCGCGGTTTCGTCGCGCACGATCTCGAGCGCAGTCCCGCACTCGCCACACCGCTGCGGCTCGAGCGACCGCGTCCGGCCGTTGTCGGGGCCGTGGGTCGGCAGCGTGCGCCTACCCATCGAGAAAGCCCATCTCTCTTTCTCTGCGGGCTCGATTGAGACACTTGAGCCAGTCGCCATCCCATAGTTTGCGGCGTGTCTCGTTCGATGTCGCCAAGAACGCAGGTTCATCCGTGCGCAGCAACAGCATATGCGCAAGCGCAATGTCGGCAGCAGGGAGAAGGATGTCCGGTGGATGTAGACAATAGGTAGCCGTCACAAACCATCGGCTTCCGTGCCGCTCCAGACGGGCCGTGCTACCAGTGTGCGGACGAACGGCGTAGTATCCGCCCGCACTGCCATGCACCCGCACCTCGCGCCGCTGTACTAGATGCGAACGCTCTGCCGGACTCAGCCACGAGCGAAAGAGACCGAGGGCGCGCTTTCGCGCCTTGCACTGCCGCTCCTGCCGCAGGCCCATCTCGTACAGCACGAGCACCATGCACTCTCGCTCTTCGGCTTCGGTCCACCCGGCCCAACTCGCCATGTCGACCGCAAGCGTGCCCTCGACGATCACCCTGACGCGTGCGAGCATTGTCGCGTGGTCGATCATCAGCCGCCTCGCATCCGTGGCACTGCGACCGTACGGCGCGCATGCGGCTTGAACTCGCGCGTCTGCTCAGGCATCTCCTCGGCGCGGACGTCGAGTGCCGTGTGTTCGAGCAGCACCTTCTTCGTGAGTTTCTTCACGGACTCGGTAGCATCCGGTGTCGAGAAGAAGGTGTAGCCCGCCTCTTTCAGGCGCGCGAACTCCGCCCCCGCTTTCGCCACTGACTCGGGATTAGCGGCATCCCATGTGAGGCTGAGGTGTCCACTCGGATCCAGAATCTCCATTTCACCCATCGCGGAACCCCTTGGCCTTGAGATCGGCCACGAGCTTCCAGCCAGGCTCACGCCACTGCGAGGGCGGTGAGCCGTAGATCATGGCGCGGAGTGCGACCGCGTCACCGGCCGCAACGATCCCACCAGCGCAGTACACCCGCTCGAGAAACGCGAACTGCTCGGCCGTCAGCTTGTCACGCCCGAACTTGACCTCGAACCACAAGGCCACGCCCCTCACAAAGTAAAGACGGTCGGGAATCCCGGCGACCTCTGGCTTCACATGGCTGAACACCTGCACGTACGGCGCGGGCAGCCCCGGAAACCCCCGCACGACGGCGTCGCAGTCGAGCTCTGCCTGAATGCTCACGGCCACGCCCTGCCGATCGACGCACTCGCAAACAAGAACCCGAGCAACCAGAAGTAGACACACCCCGAGACCAGCAGCAGCACCGGCGAGACGGGCCGCCGCCACCACTTCGGCTTCTCGACGTACGTCGGCGTCTCGCGCGCGGTGAGCCATGCGTCGTACGCAGGCAGGTACAGCGCGACCTGACACGGGTGGCAGATCGGCGCGGACTCGATGCCGTGGAGATAGCCGGGGATCGCGTCGCACCGCGCACAGCGCATGCGCCCCTGCCGAAACACGGGCACGCCGTCGGGTCCACGGACAACAGTGAAGCCCTGCCGGAGCGGGTCCTGCAGCTCGTCGACCATGCGCATCTCTAGCCTCGCTCGATCGTCACGTTGCGTGTCGTGCGTACTGTCTTCTTGAGTCGGAAGATGCCGAGCAGGGTCGGGCCAGGCTCGCGGCCGTCGGCCGCGTTGAGCACGTCCGAGACGTGCGACGGCGAGACGTCGTGCTGCCGCGCGAAGGCGCGGACGCCGCCGGCCTTGGCGACCTTCCCCGCGAAGAACCGGCGAAACTCGTAAAGGGTCATGCCACATAATAGCACGAACGTTCATGCGTACGCAAGAACACCAGAATGGCGGGGCTCTTGCGCGCCGGACGAACCGGCCCTAACGTATCGGCATTGGTCGTCCGTGTCGTGCACAGTGGACCCGTCTCGTGGTAGCAGGGGCTTCCTGCGAACGGCGGCGGCACGGCGACCCCCATCAGCAGCACTACTTGAACAACCGGAGTTCGTGAACATGAAGGGGACAGTGAAGTGGTTCGATGATAAGCGCGGGTTCGGCTTTATCACGCCCGACGGCACCACCGGCGGGAAGGGACACGACGTTTTTGTCCACTTCAGCGCGATCGCGGGCGGCGGCTTCAAGTCGCTGGCCGAGGGCGACAAGGTCGAGTTCGAGATCACGCAGGGGCAGAAAGGCCCACAGGCTTCGGACGTCACGAAGCTGTGAAGCTCCGCCGCCCCGAGTTCCGGCGGCGCCGCAAGATCCGGCAGAGGGCACGAAAGCGGCGGCCGATTGCACGGGTGTTGAAGATGATTTACAGCGAACCGTTGTGGATCGCTGATGTGGTGAGTGACGCCGTATTTACCGAGGAGTTGCTGCGCACAGCAGATCGCCTGATGGTGTCCGGCGGCGGCGGTCGTTACATCGAGAACACGTTTCACTTCGAGGTTACCCCACCCGGACTCCGCTGACTACGCGGGTCACGCTCAGGTAGAACGACGGGAGAAACCCCGGATGACTCCTGGTGCGAAGTTGCCCGTGAACTACGGTTGATGGACGGATGGGGGCCTCAAAGCAAAGGGCGGTTCACCTTCAGTGGTGGCCGCCCTTTGCCGTTACTCCCCCTCGAGCAGCTCCGCCGTCGCCCCTCTATACCAGTAGACGAGCCGCACGGACGGTGACCCGGCGCCAGGGACCCGGAGCCCGGCCTCGGTAATCAGGTTCCGCACGGTGCTGATCGAGACGCCGCGCTGCGCCGCGATTTCTTTGTGCGAGAGACCGTCCGAGAGGAGCTTGATCACCTCGATCTGGCGACGCGTGACGGGCTTGATGGTCTGCGCGCGGACGTTGCGCACGGGAATCTGCGCGAGCGCCGGCATGTTACGAGACCCCACCCAACGGCCCCTGCGACCGGAGCATCTCGCGCGCGTCGTGCTCGGCCTGCTCGTGCGTCATGGGGATCCCGTCGCGCTCGGCCTCGAGCATCAGCGCCGCCGCCCCGCGCTTGATGGCGTCCTCGGTCACGCGTCGGAGCACGGCCGCCTCGGGGTTGGCCGGTTCCGGCGATGGCTCTTCGATCTTGGGCGGCGCCTCAGTGAGTCCCGTGCGCTGATACCGGGCGGCGAGGCGGAAGGCGAGGATGAACGTCGCTCCGACGGTGAGCGCCCCCAGCGCGAAGGCGATCAGGACGCCGGTCACTTCGCCGCCTCGGCGTGCTTCTTCTCGGCGACCTGCTCGAGCCGCTGCTGCAGCTCGGCCGCCATCGCGGCGAGCGCCCTCTTGTGCACGGCGAGGAGTTGCCGCCGCACGCTCCCGACCTGCCGACGATCCTGAGACCACCGCACGATGCGGCCCCACCACGACGTCTGCTCTTCATTGTGATAGAGCAGCGCCAGGATACGCGTGAAGTCGCCGCGCGTCATCGGAAGCGACGTCTTCGACGGGTCGAAAAAGTCCGGCAGCGAGCGAACGCCCGTGCCCTCGATGCGCCGGACAGCGCCGTCGGCGCGACGGCTCACCCCCGCCGCCTTTTCGACGCGCTCCTGTTCGTTCTTGAACGCGGATGGGTCGGGCTCGTCTCCGTTGGTGGTCGAGCGTCGGTCGATCGACTTGGTCATGTGTGTATGACGGGGTGAGGGTTAGGTGCCGAAGTACGGCGTGGCGAGCTGGCCCGGCAGCCGGGGATGCGGGCGGTTGGGATCGGGTTCAGTGAGATCCGGCCGGTAGACCTTCTCGGCCTCGCGCCGGAGTACGAAGTCGCTCGACGCGCTCAGCACGAGCGGCATCTTCGACGGCGCACGGAAGGGGCGCCGGGAGAGCAAGTACCGCAAGCAGTTGTGAACGAGAATCCCGTTCGCGTAATACTCAGCGGCGTCAGGATCCGTCGTTTGCAGGTTGTAGACCTGCGCACTGCCGACTGGTTCGACGGATAGCACGAAGTCTAGCGGCGCACTTTTTACTACAGCACTCGGTCTTGAAGTGTTTGTTGACCTGCCAAATACCGCCACAGAACATGCACTTCCGATTCTCAAAGTCGAGTCGCTGCTTCCGTCGCCATGCCTGAATGTATCGCCATACCGCAGGGAGTCTAGGCGCACAAATCCTCGCCCGTCTACCCACACGGGATGAGCCGCCGTACCGATCAACTCGCGTCCGCCCTGCGTTCTTACTCGATACACCTCGCGATCAGGGCCAGTGCACCACGAGGCGAGTACGTGGCGCCACCCCTTCCGAGTCATTACCTCATCGCTCGCGGACACACTCTCAATCGGCACATCACCACGTCGCGTGACGATCTTCGTTCCCGCAACAAAACAGTCGTAGCCATCGTCCCCACCTTCTCCGGTCTCGGCATCTGAATCCGTCTTAAGGACATCGGCGGGATTATCGGGATTCACGACGATCGACGGCAGATGTTCCTCGACAAGCCAGCGGTTGCCCGGCGTGTCGAAGAACCGGATGGCGGGGAGCCGCTTCTGGATATACGGCGTCTCGCGGTGCGCGATGTACTGCATCATGTTCGCGTAGCCAGCGGCTCTCATGATATTCGCTTGCGTGACGCCGATGCCCTTCGACTGGTAATACTCGGCCCTGGTCGGCGTGCCGTCGCCGCGGTTCGCCCGGAGCTCGTGCCAGAGGTCGTGGCCCGCCTGCACGGAGCGCAATGCCTGATGCGGGACCATTTCTTTGATGGCCTCGACTAGGTCCCAATCCTGAAAGTGCCGCCACCGGAGCGTGTCGTTGACATAGACGCGCCCGTCTTCCGAGACCCGGCCCCACCCGAACACGGCCCAGTGTGAGTAGCCCCAGTCGAACGCCGCGACGTACGGCCAGTGCGACGGACACTCGAACGGCTTCACGAGATGCGCGTCGGGGTCGAGTTCGTCGAACGCCGCGCCCGTCGCGGCGTCCCAATCGCCGTCCAGCAGGCAGCGCCGAAGCCGGTCCGGCAGCGACATGAGCCGCGCCATGTACTTGGGGTCGTTCGCGTAGATCGGGTTGTCTGTCACACGGCCCGGTACGAACTGACGTGTGACGGTCTCGATCTGCCCGCTCGGCAACCGGCGCTTCACATGGACGATGCGCTCGCCCTGCTTGCCGCAGAGGTTGATGAACCGGCGGCGGAGCACGCCATGAAACCGTCCACCAGGATTCGCGGTGCACACGAACTGACGACGAATCGTAGGATCGGGCGATCGCATCTCAGCCAACAGCACCTCGAGCGCGCCCTCGTCCTCCAGATTCCCGATTTCATCGAACAGAATATCGGACCACTCCTGGCCCTGATAGTGCGAGATGTCCTCTTTGCGCCGGTAGTAGCCGAGCTTGATCTTCGCACCCGACGGGAACTCCCACCGCCGCCGCTCGTTGTCCCCGTGCCAGACGGGGCGCTGATCGACCGGAAGCCGCAGGTACATGCGGTGCATCCGGTCCAAGATTTCCTGCAGCTCGCCGTACGTTTCGCGCAGCACCAGCGCCTTGTAGTTCGGCTTGTGTGTTTGGTAGAGGGGCTTCGCGACGAGAAGGACCGATTTTCCAGACCCCTTCGAGCCACCTGCCAACACCTCGTCTGCCGACGCCTGCAGCATCCGAGTTTGAAAACCCGAAAACGGGCGAAACAGTACCGGCGGTTGCGTCGCGGGAGCGGTCACGCCCTGCAAGATGTAGCGGAGTTGCGGACGGTGGCACTGGCCGCTATTATGCGGACATGCCCAAGATCAAACTCCCCAAGCCCGACAAGCACGAAGGCTACTCCGTCGACAAGGTGCGCGCGTTCGTGCGCCGCGAAGTGGTCAGACTCGGATCACAGGGTGCGTTCGCGCGTGCGTGGAAGATTTCCGACAGCCACGTCTCCGACATTCTCCACGGTCGCCGTGACCCAGGCCCCGAAGTGCTCACCGCGTTCAGCCTTGCGAAACGCGCCCTGTACGTCCCCGTCGAAGCCGGAGCCGAGCGATGAGTGAACACGAGAAGCCCACCGACCGTCACGCCGAACGCCAGAAGCAGAAGCAAGAGGTCGAGCGCGAGGCGTTCGCCCGCATTACGACCAAACTCGCGTCGATCGACGGGATCGCGACGTCGGACGCCGTGGAACTCGTCATGCTGATTCAGGAGTACGCCAGCATCCGGGTCGGCATCGCGATCAGCGAGATCGTGTCTCCGATGATCAGCGGCTTGTCGGATATGATGAAGCCCGCGAAAGAGCCGTGGCAGGGAGAGCCGCCCCGATGACCAACGCCGCGATCGTCACCGTCGACGCCGACCCGTATGAGACCTGGCTCGCGAAACGAAAGACGCTGATCACTGGGACGGACTTGGCCGCGCTGTTCGGCGTCAGCCGCTACAAGAAGACGCCGATGAGCGTGTGGTTAGATAAGACCGGGCGGGCCGCAGAGAAGCTCGACCGACAGGCGCTCGAGTTCGGCCGGCTGTTTGAGCAGCCGATCTTGCAGGCGTACGCCAAGCGTGACAACGTCACACTGAGCTACCCTGGCCAGTTCCAGTTGCTCACCGTGCCGGAGTTCCCGTGGCTCGGCGCGACCCTGGACGGGGTCCACGCGAGCGGGGACAAGATCGGTATGCCCGTCGACGCGAAGAACCTCTGGATCAAGTCGCCGGAGTTCGGCGAGGACCGGTCCGACGTGATGCCGCTGGCCTTCGCGCTGCAGCTCACCGCTCAGATGATCGTCTCCAAGACCGACCACGCGGCGCTCGCCGTGCTGTTCAATAGATACGAGTTCAACACGTTCTATTGCCAGAGAGACCCGGTCGTCGTCGAGCGCATCGCCGAGCGGACCGAGACCTTCATGACGAAACACGTCCGGGCCGACACGCCGCCCGTGATTGATGGGTCGGAGGCGTGGAGCGACTGGCTCGGCACACACCACAAGCAGAAGTCGAAGGACATGAGAAGTGCCAGCGCGATCGACAAGGAGAACGCCGTCAAGCTGCACGCGCAGATTGACCTCATCAAGACGCTGGAACTCGGCGCCGAGGCGATCCGGAACCAGTTCAAGGAGATCATCGGCGACGCCTACGGCATGGAGCCCGAGGACGAGTCGTGGCGGATCACCTGGTCACAGTCGAAGGACCGGCTCGTCACCGACTACGAGGCGGTGGCCACGGAATATCAGAAGACCCTGCTCGCGCTCAACGAACAGATATTGAACTCCCCGATGGGGGAGGATGACCGCCGGCCGTTGCTCGACTACATCGCGGGCACGCTGGCCGCGACGTTGCTGAATCACACGACGACCAAGCCCGGCTCGAGGTCGTTTCGCTTTTCGTTCAAGGAAGAGTAGTACCCCCGTTTCACCCGTCACCCAACTCAACAGGAACTCCCATGACCGCCACCGCAGAACCCGTCGTTTCCACCGCAATCGTGCCCGCCGGTGCGGCGGCCACGCCCGCGCCCCGCGTCCTGTCGGACGACTCCGGCGCCGGCTCGATCGCCGCGTTCTCGTCCGAGCGCCACTTCGCCGCGGCGCAGCGCATCGCCCGAGCGCTCTGCTCGTCAACGATGGTCCCGAAGGACTACCAGGGCGAGAACAACATCGGCAACTGCCTCGTCGCGATGGAACTCTCGAGCCGGGTCGGCGCGAGCGTGCTCGCCGTGATGCAGAACGTGCATGTCATTCAGGGGCGGCCGTCGTGGTCGTCGACGTTCCTGATCGGCTCGGTGAACTCGTGCGGCCGGTTCACGGCCTTGCGCTTTCAGGTCGAGGGCGGCGAGGACGCGACCGCTGAGACGTACCGGGTGAGGGCCTACGCCACGGAGAAGGCGACGGGCGAGAAGCTCTTCGGTTCGTGGATCACCTGGAAGATGGTGCACGGGGAAGGCTGGTCCAAGAAGCAGGGCTCCAAGTGGCTGACGATGCCGGAGCAGATGTTTCAGTACCGCTCGGCCGCCTTCTGGACGCGCGCCTTCGCGCCGGAACTCTCGCTCGGCATGCACGCGGCGGACGAGGTCGAGGACATGAGCGCGGCGGAGATCCGCGCGACGGCGTCGGTGGTGCCGCCCACGGGCGCGGACAAGCTGCGCGCGCTGGTCTCGAGCCCCG